GGAGACGAATATCATACGCCTCGTCAGATTCAGCCGGTTCCTGGGGCAAATAATCGCGGCCGGCCACGCGCATGGCCTTCGTGCCCCCCCAGAGTGATCCGACCAGGTTCCAGTCGTCAATCAGCGAGTTGTAGGTGTCGGAGGGGGTTTGGACTTTATCGGTGGGCATTAAAATAGAACCTCTCTTGTTACGGCGCGGCGGCCCGCCATGGGGAATTGCTGCATCACGAGATAGCCAATCGCGTCGGCCTGGTGATCCAGGCCACTGGTTTTATCTGGCTGGTTGGTTTCGGGTTTGTAGACCAGGCCGTCGAGCGACTTGATGAGATGCTTGCAGCGCGGGTGTATCTTGAGCCGCCGATGCCCCGTCGCGTCCTTCAACAGCCCGTTGACCGTGTTGATTCGGTCAACCACGGCGGGGGCGCTCGAAGGGGCCGACACCTTAAAACCGTGCCGACGCAGGATCGTGAAATCGGTCTGTCCCACTGGTGCACTGGTCTTGCGGGCCTTGCCCGACGGGTCGGGGCAGATAATCACGTCACGTCGGCGGCTGGTCACGCCAGTGGTGCCCTCGATACGGCCGGCGGCACGGATCCGCTCAAGCTCCTGTTCGGTCAGGCCACGGGTCGCGTACTTCGCCTCGATGTGGTCAGCCATGTCCTCGGTGTTTGAGTTGGCGAGCACAACCTCGTCGAATATGTGGAGCTCGTCTGCGGCACGACAGCCTATGACGCAGCTCATGGCAGCCACGTTGAAGTCCATTCCGATCAGCAGCGAGCCGCCCAGGTCTTCCACCTGGCTCGAGACACTGAGCTCGCGGTCAAAACCCCAGTACACCCGCCCGGCCACTGACTCGAAGCTGGCCTCGTACTCAGCGCGGTAGGTCTTCTCGTCCATCTCACTGCGGGCGGCGACCAGCTCCTCTGGCGGCACCCAGCCACCGTCGGCGGTCGTGAACTGCCAGCCCCACCAGTCCCGGTTCGCAGTGTCGATGGCGTGGCAGTAGAGATCGTAAAAATGGTTGAAGCCGCCAGGGGTGCCGATGAACATCGCCCGCCCGAGTTTGTCGGACAATGCGGGCCTGAGCACCTCATGCCACGCGTCTGGCTTCATCGTGGCGAACTCGTCTAGCACGAGGTTGTCCAGGCCAGCACCGCGCAGCGAGTCGAAATTGTCCGCGCCTTTCAGCCGAACCATCGACCCGTTCGTGAGCTCGAGTGACAGCTCTGTCTGGTGTACGCCTTGGACAATCTCAGGTGGGCACATGGTGTTCAGAGCCTTCCAGGCGATCAACTTGGCTTGTCGGTATGTCGGCGCGACGTAGTAGTTCTCCGACCCTGGCTTGCCCATTGCGCCGGCCAGCAGCTCCGTGAGCGCGAGCGTGGTCTTGCCGAACCGTCGGCCAGCGACCACGACGCGGAAACGCCGCTCGGCGCGCGCGTTGAAGATTCGACTTTGCGCCAGCGAGAGCTCAACTTTCATCATCGTCGGGTTTCGATGCCTCGTCTGGCTCGCCCTGCGTCACGATCTGGAAGGCTATCGGCTGCGCTCCTGTCACGTTCACGTCGCGGCGTTCGTGCCTACCCCAGCGCCCCGGTGCCCGGCGCTCGAGATACCAGGCGGCGGCCTGCCAGGTGTCGGGCATGGCCTTCTGGATGATTGCCACGGCTCGGGTTTCCGCGCTATCGCTGGCCCCTTTTACAGCGTCGTGAAACTCGCTATAGATTCCCTCGTCCTGCTCTGCCCCCTTCTTCATCCAGGTGTAGTACGTCGCCCGGTGGATGCCGGCGTAACCGGCAGCGACCTCGGCGTAATTGCCTGCGCGAATGGCCTGCACGACGCGCTCCTGGGCCTCTGGCGTGAGTTTCGAGGGTCTACCCACGGGTGGCCTTGCCTCCGGTCAGGTTCTCCCACCGCTCGACGATCACATCGCAGTAGGCCGGGTCGAGCTCGATGCCGAAGCATCGGCGGTTCAGTTGCTCGGCGGCGATGATCGTGGTGCCAGAACCGAGGAATGGATCAAGAATCAGCTCTCCGTCGCTGACAGTGCATCGCTTCATAAGCCACGACCAAAAACCGATCGGCTTGGCGCACGGGTGCCCGTTCTTCTCTGCTGCCTCTGTATGTGCGAGCGCGTCGGGGTGGCTCCCTTTACCTGCTGCAAGTTTCGGGTCTTTGCCGTAGCATAGAATCGGTTGCCAGCAGCAGAATCCCCACGGACCCCTGCCCACGCCTGCGGGAACGAACCACGCCATTGTCCAGCTAGGGTCAGGGTAGATGTTCTGGTTGCTGTTGCCGGGCGTGAGCACTGCAACCCTCGACGCTGCGCGATAAAGCGGCAAACCGTCCGCGACGATGCGATTCAGGTTCTCTTTGCTGTCCTCGTATGCGTTGTAGTTGTTCTTCTCGCTTACAGTTCCGCCCAACCCGTATGGAGGATCTGTCATGCACAGGTCTGCGTTCTCGCCACGCATCGCGTCAAACAGAACGTCTTTCTTCGTCGAGTCCCCGCACAGCACCCGGTGATCGCCCAGCGTCCACAGGTCGCCCGGCTTCGTCACCGGGTCGGTGGGCGGCTCTGGCACCTCGTCCTCGACCACCTCGCCTGGCTCGTCGGCCAGTAGCCCGTCGAGCTCGTCGTCGGTAAAGCCCAGGTCGGCCGGGCTGTACTCGCCCGCCAGGTCTTCGAGCAGGCCAGCGACCATCTCCCCATCCCACTCGGCTAGTTCAGCCGTGCGGTTGTCTGCAATGCCGAAGGCCACCGCCGCTCCGGTGTCGTCGCTGTCGAACTCGGCTGCGGCCAGGTGAGTCCACCCCAGCTTGAGCGCCGCGCGGAGCGTGCCGTTGCCTGCCAGCACGTTGAAGCCCTTGCCGTTTTTCTGGACGACGATGGGCTTCTGCTGACCGAACTGCCGCAGGCTGTCAGCTATCGCGTCGATATTGCGCTCGTCGTGCCGGCGGGCGTTGCGCTGGTCGGGGTGTAGGTTGTGCAACGGCTGGGCCAGGGGCCGCAGTGACGCGCTTATGTAGTCGAGGTCAGGTGCCTTGCCCATCTCCCTAATCTGCGCCCCTGAGCGTGGAGCGCAAGTACGCCTGCCGATGTTCAAGCCATCCGATCACCTTGTTGAGGTCTTCGATCTCTGATTCGGAGGCGCTTTTGCCTGGCGCGAGCTTCAATCCAGCGCGGTAAATGTACTCGATCACAATGGCCTTGTAGCCCGGCATTGACGAGCTCACGATCATGTCCCGAGGCTCGATGCCGCCATATTGCGTGTAGTGGCTGTCGTCGGGCTTCTCGTCAGTCGCCACAGCAGTTCTCCTGCATCATGCGGTAGAGCTCGCAGGTGACGTTCAGGCAGTACGCCTTGAGCTTGATCTGCGTGAGCGGGCCGCCGCAGGACACGCAGCACGGTGAGCGCGGGACGGCCATCAGTCTGCCTCCTCCTGTGTTCGCAGTCGCCAGGGCATCGGAGCGCCCTCGAGCTTCTGGTACGGGCGGTGGCCCATCAGCGGGCACTCGGTCACTTCGCAGTTTCCGATTCGCCATTGCCAACCGGGATCAGAATCAAAGCCCTGGCAGCAATAGCACATCGAAGCGATCGCCAGCTTCAGGGAGCCGGGGGCTCGCTCACACCGTTCCGTCGGTGTTAGGACTCGGCGTTTTTTTCCTTCTGCGCGGAGCTGCGCGAGTTTTGCCTGCGCTGCCTGAATCCCTGCGGCTCCGCGAGTTGCCTTCTTCTTTGTCGCCACTGCCCACCTCCATGCGGCTTAACGCCGCCATCACCTGTTCTGACACCCTGATTGGATCAGCCTTGAGCATCGTCGGCGTGTATCGCAGCACCAGCCACCCCTGGGTGAGCGCGGCGTTGTACTTCTCGCAGTCGGCCTCGAAGCCCTTGCCTCGAGTGTGCCTGCCGCCTGACCAGGTGCCGCCCTCGGTTTCGACCGCCACGCCGCCGCAATCAGCGTTCCCGCAATGCGCCGGCCAGGCGAAGTCAAAGCGCCAGCGGCGGGTGGTATCGAAGCGGTACTCGCGGACTGGCGCGCGCCCGTTGCCTAGCAGCTCCCACATTCCGGCGAAGGTCTCCTCGAGTGCGCTCACAGTCCGCACATACCCTCGCACTCGTTACCCCACAGGTCGAGCTGTCCCAGCTCTGCGTCGGTTCGCAGGTCTACTTCATCCAGCGGCACGCAGTCCCGGTGTAGGAACTGTTGGCCGCTCGGCCCTCGGCCTGGGTTGCGGATCGCCCGATCAAACTCTAATGCGTCGGCCCATTGCACTGGGTCTGCCTTGATGCTCCGCCACTCGGCATTGGAGTGGAAGGGGCAACCGATACACGCGCTCCGGGGCACTGCCCGATCCCCGTGGTTGGCTTGCAAGTATCGGATGCAGTCGGCCCGCTTCCAGGGCTTGTCGAGGTAGTTGGAAGGGAAGCCGAGGAAGGGGAAGACGTGCACCTTCCAGGGAACGCGCGAGTCCTTGGCCCGTTGCGCCTCGTCGGCTGAGATGCCGATCCACTGCTCAATCTTCGCCTCCTTCGGTGCGCGCTGGCGCGGCTTCAGGCCAAGCACTTTCTGTCGGAGGTAGGTTTCGATCGGCGCGACTTTATATTCTCGGGTGCATTGGCGGCGGCCCATAGATATCTTGGCCCCCTCCTCGCTTTTGAGAAACACGGGAACGCTCATGAACTGCGTCTTTGGGTTCTTCAGCTCGGAGATAGAGTTCTCGCGCAGGTTGCCGTGTGACACGCGCGCCACGGTGATGCCCGCCTTCTCTGCCACGCCTTGCAGCCAGTCCAGATGATCGTAGACCTCCTGTGGTTCCCAGCCAGTGTCGGCGAACACAGCGTAGTCCAGCTTCGGTAGGATGCCCTCAACCGACAGCAGGAGCAGGGCCGTTGATTGTACGCCTGCGCCCAGGCTCAACATCTTGATCAATTCAGCCACAGTTCATTCATCCTCGAAGTCGGGAAGCGCCCGGCTGGTGATCGAAACGACGGTCGCTCGCCGCTTGCCGCCTCGGCGTTTCCGCTGCCTGTCCCGCTCACGCTCAAACACTGCCACCCGTATGCGCTCCGCGTTCCACTCGCTCTCGCCCAGCGTTTGCAAATAGGAGCAGCACCAGTCGAGCGAGAACGGCCGCGAGCAGGTCGGGTCGATCTCACGAAACCAGGTCACTGCGCCATTGTAGTCATGCGAACGCTTGTCCTGTCGGGAGATGTTGTGCGGGCCTCGGTCGAGGTCTGCCCGCGCCTGGTCGATGATAGCCATGAGCAAACGGAGCTCGTTCGCGGTCGTGTGGCCGAAGCCTTTGGGGTTGCTGACGACGTACACGTCAGGGAAGAAGTCAGGGGCGCAGACGCGATGATCGCGCTTGTTCGCTCGTAGGTGCTGCGGCAGATCGCGGTTGATTTCACTCAAGCCCTCGATCACATGGTCGGGAGGGCGATTCTTGTTCTGCCTCCAGTCCCTTATCGCTTTCATCCTGCGATACCGCTTGTCTGTGCCGTACTGGTCGCCGTGCCCGGCCTCGAACTGCCGCTGCCGGTATAGCTTCGATGGATCTTCCAAAATCAAATCACCTCCGATAGTTCGCTGCGTAGCTTGGACAGTTGCCGGTCGGGGCAGGTTCCAATCCGGCTGAAGCCGCCGATCTTCCTGACCGCATCCGCGACAGCCTGGCTGACGTGCTGGTGCGCCTGGCGCGCGCCGTGTCGCTTGATGGCGTTCAACGCTTCATCAAACTCGGCCCGACCACGGGCTTGCCGCTTCACGGGTGCCTTGAAATCCAGCTTGCCAAATGGTTCGAACACCTCGTTCTTGAGCCAGTTCGTCAGCTTGTGCGTGTACTGCCCGTCGTCCTTCGTCGTGGCGTAGTTGCGGATCGCCCGGTCAATCAGGTCGCTGGTGACGCGCCCGCGACGGTACATCTGCTCCAAATGGTTGCCTGCCTGAGAGAGAGTGGTTTCGAGTGGATCAATGAGCTCGACCCAGAGCGCGAGCGTCCGCTTCACGTCTGTCGGCCGGCCTTTTTCGTGTTCGCCGTTATATATAAGGTTCTTCTGATGGTTAAGAAGGGGTGCAACTGATGCACCAGGGGGGTGCACGGCTTGCACCAGGGGGGGTGCAACTGATGCACCAGGCCCCTCGAGGAGCAGCTCATATTCGGTCGAGGTCAGCGAGCCGTTCGGTCGTTGTCGTTTGACCCTGGCAATGAGGCCGGCCTGCTCGAGCTCGGCCAGTGCCCGGAATATCGTCCGGCGGGTGAGGCTCGTCTTGTTGACCAGGTGGCTGACCGAGGGGAAGCACTTCCCTTCGTGGTCTGCGTGGTCGGCCACCGCGATCAGCACAAGTTTCTGGGTGGGCGTGGCGTTGACCGTCCAGACCCATGCCATCGCGGTGACGCTCACTGTCGGGCCTCCGAGATCAACTGCTCGTAGAGCGTGGCAAACGCCTTCGCCGCCACCGCTGGTACTACTCCGTTGCCCAAGAGCCTAAGTCTGTCCAGCCTGACGGTAGCCCCATCAGTTGCTCCAGCCAGTCTGGGTTTAACTTCTCCGTATGGCCTGGTGCGTGGTTCTTCCCACCCTTCTTGGTCTTCACCCGGTCTGGCTGGCCAACGATCGCGGGGTGGTTCGAGAGTCCGACCTGGCCGTAGTTCGCCTGGCTGGCGATCTTGGCTCCCTCCGCCGTTGTGGGCGTGGGCCACAATGAACACTCCCTTGCGGTCGGGGTCGCCCAATTGATCGCCTCCGCGAAATTCTTGGGTACGTTCTTTTTGTTGCTCCCGCTGTTCGGGGCATCCGGGCAGGTGTCCGGCGTTGGCCAATTGACCAAGAATGAAGACTCTTTTTCTCTGGTGTGGCGCTCCGACTTCAGCCGCTGAGAATACTCCCCACGTCGTTCTGTAACCTGTTCTTTCCAGTTCTCTAAGGACATGGAGGAGTACGGGAGTTCCGGGCGGGTCATTCCATCCGTCGCTTTTGAGTTTTGCGCTGATAAGTCCCTCGACGTTTTCGAGGAAGACCCATCCTGGCTGAACATCTCGGATTGTGTTGAGTATATAGGGGAACAGGTGTCGGGGGTCGTCGTCTCCAAGTCGCAGACCAGAGGCAGAGAACGGCTGACAGGGGAAACCCCCAGTGAGGATGTCCACTCGGCCTCGAAAGGCTCTTCCGTCAAACGACTTAAGGTTCGTCCAGATAGGTGCCGGAGCCAACTGGCCCGCTTCCATCTTCGCAACCAGGTTTGCGCAGGCGAAGGCTTCGATCTCCACATAAGCGACTGTTCGGCACGTTGGCAGAACTCGCTTGAGTCCGAGGTCAATGCCGCCGTATCCAGCGCACAAACTGAGTGTAGTGACT